ACCCCGCCGTCAGGGTTGTTTGCTGGTCTACCCCACCAGTGGTTGAAACGGGGTAAACATACATATTAAAGCAGAGTGAACGTACACACGTTTCACTCTATTTTTGCGTTGCTGTAAGGAGAGTTACAGTGGAGATCATTGACAACAAAGCGGTGCTTCTAAAGCTCCGCAATCCGTCCCGCGTTACTACGGTCATACCTAAGAGTAGAGAAGTCGAAGGTAATCAGGTCGTAGTTAATTGGGGACTAGACGAGGTTCAAGTGCTAAGAAATCTAAATATAAAGGCACCTTCACCAATAGAAGGTAAGTACCAATGGACTGGTAAGTTCCAACCATTCGCCCACCAAAAGACAACCGCATCATTCCTTACACTGAATAAACGCTGCTTCTGCTTCAATGAGCAGGGCACAGGTAAGACTGCATCTGCGATATGGGCATCCGACTTTCTGCTTAAGCAAAAGAAGATAAACCGTGTACTCATAATATGTCCTCTGTCCATTATGGACTCGGCATGGAGAGCGGACTTGTTTACCTTCGCTATGCACAGGTCGGTAGAGATATGTCACGGTACACCTAAGAAACGTAAGGAGATATTGGCACTCAACACTGACTACGTAATCATTAACTATGATGGCATCGAGACGGTCTATGATGAGATAGCTAACGGTGGATTCGACTGCATCATTGTCGATGAAGCTACCCACTATAAGAACGTACAGACTAAGCGGTGGAAACTGCTTAACAAGTTAGTACAACCGAACACATGGTTGTGGATGATGACAGGTACACCAGCGGCACAGTCACCCGTTGACGCATACGGGTTGGCTAAGCTAGTGAACCCATATGCTGTACCTAAGTTCTTCAGTGCATTCCGAGATCAGGTAATGGTCAAGGTTACGCAGTTCAAGTACCTACCTAAAGCCGATGCTACCGAGACGGTACATAAGGCGTTACAACCAGCGATACGCTTCAAGAAAGACGAGTGTCTAGACTTGCCCGATATGACATACGTGAAGCGTGACGTACCGCTGACACCTCAACAGAAGAAGTACTATGAGGCGCTACGCAAACAGCTAGTGATAGAGGCGGCAGGGGAAGAAGTAACGGCAGCTAATGCGGCAGTGGCTATGAGTAAGCTACTGCAAATATCGTGTGGTGCAGTATACGCGGACGAGGGTGACACGGTTCAATTCGACATTAAGAACCGATATGCTGTATTGAAAGAAGCCATAGACGAATCGAGTCAGAAGGTATTGGTGTTCGTGCCATTCAAGCACACCATTGATATGTTAGCTGACAGACTACGCAGAGATGGAATCACCACAGAAGTTATCTCAGGGTCAGTATCCGCAACCAAGCGAACAGACATCTTTAAACGGTTCCAAGAAACGCCCGAACCACGGGTGCTCGTTATACAGCCGCAAGCGGCAGCGCACGGTGTTACGCTCACAGCGGCAAACACCATCGTGTGGTGGGGTCCAACGTCCTCGCTGGAAACTTATGCGCAGGCTAATGCGCGTGTGCATCGTTCTGGTCAAAAGCATCCATGTACGGTTATCCAATTACAAGGAAGCGGTGTCGAAAAACACGTCTACTCACTGTTAGATAACAGAATCAACGTTCACACAAAGATGATAGATCTTTACAACGGTTTACTTGACTAGCTAAAGATAGCGTATTATTGTGTGCTTCAGGAGAGGAGACAAAATATGACAAATAACATAGATGGCGTGTCTATTGATGCGTTGACCAAAACTTACCTCAAGATCAAAGCTAAACGGTCTGCGTTAAAAGCCGACTTTGATGAAGCTGACGGTAAACTAAAAACCCAGCAGGAATCTATCAAACGTGCCCTGTTGGACTACTGCAAAGAGAACGAGGTAGAAAGCGTTCGTACTAACAGTGGTCTGGTTTACCGTTCCCTGAAAACTCGTTACTGGACCAGCGACTGGGATGCTATTCATAAGTTCGTACTAGAACATGAAGTACCACAGTTGTTCGCCAAGAGTTTGAACCAGACGAATGTGCGGCAGTTCCTTGAGGATAACCCCGATCTAGTACCAGCAGGGCTAAATGTAGACTCTGAGTACTCTATCTCGGTGCGTAAGGCATAGGAGGAACCATGCAAAGTACAGGAGTTGAACCGTATGTTTCTATCGAAGTGTTAGCTAAGACGTTCATGGTTAGCATTTCCACCATCCGTACGTGGATGCGTGCAGGGTATATACCTAGTAGTACATACATAAAGATTGGTAGCACATACCGATTCCAACCTAAGCGGGTAGAAGCGGCACTTGCAGCGGTGTCGAATCAGCAAGACCCAGAACAAGCTGTAGAAGAAATAACATCAGTAGAAACTGATGAGCCCCAAAAACAACTAACATTTACGTTCAATACGTCCACTGATGATGACATTTAAGGAGATTACCAATGTCTGAATTATCATTGTTTGCCAACCAGTTGGCTACCAGCGACATCTTTAAGAAGCTCGCATCTGTAAACGATAACCTGTTAAGCGGTCAGGGTGGTGGTCTTACTACGCGCCGTATCTCCGTGAAGGGTGGCAAATTCCGTGAAGTAGTAAACGGTGAGCAGATTCATGTATCTAAAGAAGATTCTATGAACATCATCGTTATCAACGCGGCGGCTATCTCGCGTACATACTACGCAGGTACATACGATCCTAATAACGTATCAGCACCTAAGTGTTGGTCATCTAACTCTGAGAAGCCAGACGATTCTGTACCAGAAGATCAGCGTCAGGCGCGTGCATGTCGTGATTGTACACAGAACATCAAGGGTTCAGGGCAGGGTAACTCACGTGCATGTCGTTTCGGTCAGCGTCTAGCTATCGCTATCGAGGGCAAGTTAGATACCGTATACCAATTACAGCTTGCAGCCACCTCAATTTTCGGGGATGCTGTAGACGGTAAGATGCCAATGGGGGCATATGCACGATACCTGAAGGCTAACAACATGCCTGTATCTGCACTTGTTACCCAGATGTACTTTGATGAGTCGTCAGAGGTGCCGAAGCTTTACTTCAAGCCAGTCCGTCCACTAACGGAAGATGAGCTGAACGCAGTAGTTAAGCTAATGGACACACCAGAAGTAGAACGTGCCATCACTCTTACTGTTGCGGAGACGGACAAGCTAATAGCTACAGATAAACCAGCGCCAGAGGTTAAAGCGGCACCAGCCCCATCTATCTTTGAGGAAGCCGAAGAAGTAGAGGAACCTGTTAAGGTTGCTAAGAAAGCGGCACCAGCACCAGCAGACGCTTCTAGCTTAGCCGATGTAGTCGCCCAGTGGGATGATGACGAATAAGCTATAGGTAACGTGCGAGGGTTAACCACCCTCGCCATGCTAACATGGGTATCATAGATGAACACAATGGATTTCCTGTCTACTATTCTGGTAGCAGAAGGTAATGGACATTACTGCCTCTTCCGAGTAGACCGCGACGATAAATATAATGTACAAACATATTTCTACGACACCATCCAAGAGCTACGAGACGCGGCACTTGCCATAGACCCAAACACCTACAGCGTCTACACCACAGGCTTCACATTCAACGAGCCAGCACGTAAACAAGCAAACGCCCAACTATGCCAGTCGTTCTTCTTAGACGTAGACTGCGGCGACGATAAACCATACAAAACCAAGCAAGAAGGCTTCGATGCACTGAGAGCCTTTATGCGTACCCTCAAGCTACCCAAGCCACTACTAGTTGATAGCGGTAACGGCTTACAAGCATGGTGGCTACTAGACAAGCCAATCACTAAAGCTGAGTGGCAACCGATAGCCGATGCGTTCAAAGACCGATGCGTCCAGCACAAGTTTGCCGTTGACTCTTCTGTTACAGCAGATGCGGCTAGGTTGTTACGTGTAGTAGGTACACACAACCGCTGGCGTTATGGCGAACACAAAGGCGAGCTTATCCAATGTACCGCGCTCGGTATGGAAGCACCGCCACGTATTGCGGCAGAGGAGTTCGGTAAGCTCGTAAACAACGGGTTGATACCAGTTCCCAAAACTTATATGCCATCTACGCGTGGTATGACCGCAGTTATGGAGCGCCTAGCAGGTAACAAGGAAGCGAGCTTCGCTAAGATCATCAAGCGTTCAGCCGCTGGCGATGGCTGTCAGCAGATACTAGATGCTGTGCAGTACCAAGACCGCGTAGACGAGCCTATGTGGCGTGCTGTTATGTCTATCGCCAAGTTCTGTAAGAACGGTGAGAAGAACGTACACAAGGCTTCCATGCAACACCCCGAATACGACTACGGTGAGACGCAGAAAAAAGCGGAGCGTATTAAAGGTCCATACCTATGTGAACGCTTCATGGAAGCTAACCCGGCAGGATGTGAAGGTTGTCCTCATAAGGGCTTAATCAAATCACCTATTACGCTAGGCAGCGAACTAAAAGTGTTAGAGGGTGAAGTTGTCGTAGAAGATACGGTAGACGAATCTGGCGAGAAGCAATTAGTCACCATACCGAATATGCCAGCAGGATATGCGCGTGGTACGAATGGCGGTATATACGCAGAGAAGTTCAATAAGAACGGTGAAGCAGATCACATACTGATCGCCAAGTATGACTTCTACTTGGTATGTAACATAGACGATGCAGTGGAAGGGCAATCGTCCATAGCACGTATACACTTCCCGATGGACGGAATCAAAGAGTTCCTTATCCCTATGAATAAGATGTTCGGTGCAGAGTTATTCGACATACTTAGTAGGAACGGTATGCCCAGCATGAATATAAAAGAGTTAGGTAACTATCTGTGTGCGTCAGTAGATGAGATTAAACATAAGAATAAAGTGCATGTAGCACACAGGCAGTTCGGCTGGACCGAAGATAACAAGGAATTTGTTATAGGGGACAGGGTATACCGCCCCCATGCCGAGCCTGTGCAGAATTTCCCAAGCGCACCTACAGCGCAGTTTATTCCACGGTTCTCCACGCAAGGTACTATGGAGGGTTGGCGTAAGACGATGGACTTCTTCAACCTGCCAGACATGGAGACGTACCAACTACTTATATACATGAGCTTCGGTTCGCCGTTGATGCAGTTCACTGGTCTAGCCGCATGTGGTGTACATATACACTCTGTTGACTCAGGTTTCGGTAAGACTACGATCAAACAGGCTATGGCATCAGTGTGGGGTAACTCTGCCGCACTTCTAAACAAAGCCAACGATACGCAAAACTCCCGTCTTAACCGTATGGAGACGTTCCATAACCTACCATTCCTCATAGACGAGATGACCAATAAGGACGCTAAGTTCTTATCAGATTACGCATACACCCTAGTCGATGGTATGCAGAGGAACCGTCTATCTAGTAGTGCTAACAAAGAACGTCATCGTGGTATGCCGTGGGCGTGTATCACCGTAACGTCTGCAAACGAGAGTATGATAGAGAAGATAGCTGCGCTTAAGATACTGCCAGAAGCGGAAGCTATGCGTGTGCTAGAAGTACAGGTGTTCCAGAACAAGCAGCTACTAGCAGAGATGAAGGGTGACACTGACGCGTTATACAGAGCAACGCTACAGAACTTCGGTTTCGCAGGTCCAGTATTCATACAGTACGTGCTGGACAATAAAGCCGAGGTAGAAGAACTACTGTTCAAGATTCAGAAGCGTGTAGATAAAGCCGCTAACCTATCGCAGAAGCACCGATTCTGGTCTGCTAGCGTGGCATGTGCATTAACAGGTGGTTACATAGCTACTAAGCTCGGCTTACTTACGTATGACTGGGAGAAAGTATTCGCCCGTGCAATTAAACTGTTAACCATAGCCAACAGCGGTGTTGCTGTTATGCGTGAAGAGTCTACTCCGTCCAGCATCATATCTGATTACTGGGAGCAGCTTGGTCCACGCCGCTTAGTTATCAACCGTAACAACCCAGATACGCAGATGGATATTTCACCAGTAGCTATATCTAGCATACCGCAAGGGGGTATAGCGGCACGTTACGAGCCTGATACCAAGCACCTATGGTTGTATCAGAAAGACTTCAAGAATTGGTGTGTATCCAACGGGCTAGTGTATGGCTCGTTCATGGCTAAAGCCGAAGAAGAGTTCGGCAGATTGATCGTTAAACGTATACGTATGTCGGCTGGCACTCCATATGATATGAGTAACGTAACAGCCATACGCATTGATGTAACCAAACTAGAAGGGTTTGATGTAGATGATTCTGAAGATAGGACAGATTGACCCTGATGGTGTAGCTATCGACATTCCGTGGGACGAGTGGGAAGTCGATAGCTCGGTGTTCGTACCTTGCATAGATACGGATAAAGCCATGAAGCAGCTTAAGGCTATAGCTAGACAGCGAGATATGAAGATCGAATGCCGAATACGTATTGAGAAGTATTTCGGCATTCGAGCTTGGCGAGTAGCTTAATTCTCTATATCCGATAGTATCCGCTGTATGCGAGGTTGTAGTCGTGGGTCTATACGAACACCCTGATACATCTCGCCAGTGGTACGCTCATGTGCGTTCATTGCGTCACGTAAGCTTTCATTAGTAATAGCAAACTCAGGCCAACGCTGGTTGTACTCTATTATCTGACGTATCAGCTTAGCGACATCATCACTGTTGCCTAGGCGTAGCGCAGTATACAGACGCTGGCTGATCTTACGTTTAGCTTCACCTGCATCACGACCAAGGGCAGAGATAAGCGAGTTCTCTTTCATTTTCAACGCGTACTCGGATGGTGTGAAGCCTAGCATCTGACCAACTAGCTCACCTGCTGAGTAGTCCATCACCTTATCGCCACGGGCAGTGAACTTACCATCTGCCGATACACCCTCAAACGTTTTGAGCACACTGCGCAGCGAGGCGGGTGCGAAAGACTGAGCGCCTTTCATAAAATCACCCTCTGCAATCTGTGTAGCACCACGGTTCCATGAGTTAGCAATACCGAACACAGGGCCACCTATGAACTCTACCGCTATCTGCATAGCTGTTTTCTCATGTGCCATGAATGGGTCACGGAAGATCAGGTCAGATAGGCCAACTCGGCTTGAGAACTCCCAACCTGTTAAGGTGTTCAACGCACCTGTAAACATTTCGTCACCTATGAGCTGACGTGTTACGGTGTCGAAGTCTTCCTCATCATCTTCCTTCATCAGGTCATGCAACATAGCAGCGGCACCGTAGAGTGGTACACCCTGCGCACCAGCGATCAGCATGGAACCGCCGATCATACCAGTAAACTGCTTACGTGCTTCCCTCTTAGCTTCCGCATCCTTACCTACTACCATGTCCTTCATAGTCTTACCTAGGAGGTAATACATGGTTACGCCATAGCGTTTGAATAGGAAGGCTACGCGACCCACGTTGTTCTGTGCGATACGTGGAGCACCAGCCGCATGAGCGTCACCGTTAGTGATAGCTACTAGGTTGATGGCTTCCTGTGCCGCCAGTGCTTCAAGCTCAGCTTCTGGCAGATTCTTAGTAGCGGCATCTTTCTTCAACTTCTGCAAATGCAGATCGTATGCAGCCATGAGGCCAGCCTGACGGTTTAGGCGCTCGGCGTGGTGGAACATGAAGCCCGACACCGCGTTAAAGCGTGACCATTTGCTGTCCAGACCGTCTACATCTAGCACGTCATAAGCAATAGATCGGTTAAGCTGACCTTGCTCATCTGCAATGCGTGTTAGTGTTTCGTAGCGTTTTATTTCAGCAGGGGTATTAGGATCGCTAAAGTCGTAGTTATCCAGACCGAAGCTGGCATTTACTGTGTACTCTTTAGCCCCGTTAGGACCAACACCCATGATCTTACGCTTGTTGCCACTATGGCGTAACACATTCATAGCATTGCTGAACGCTTTGGTAGATTCTTTGAAGCCGTATCGACCACCGAAGTACGGCAACATAACCGTAGGAATCTGTGCCAAGTTGACCAATGCTGACGATATGTTAAGGCCCAGCGTCATAGCAAAGCCCATACCTGTTAAGAGCTTAGCCGCACCATGTACACGAGGATTCTTAGCGAAACCTACATGAGATTTTAGTTCGTTAGCCCACTCTATCGCAGAGGCGTTGTTGTGCAGCTCACCTGTGCGATCCATCATGGCTTCGTTGATCTTACCTTCCCACTTGCTGAGCTTCGCACCGTACTCCATTTGAGTAAGCTGGTTAGCAAGGTTCAGTGTCTTCTTACGGAACACCGCAGTGGCGTCACGTTCAAAACCGAGTACACCCTTACGCTCTTGGAAGCCTTTCAGGATAGAACGTTCTGGTAGTGAGTCCATGTATAGACGCATGATCTGGTCTACAACTTCTGGCTGTACTTCGTTTGAATCTAGCACCTTACCTAGCTGGTACATGAACGAGGTAGGCGGCGCGTTAGCGAAGTCCTTAACGCCTGTGCGAATGTACTCGTTGAACTTAATCTTAGGAATCTGCGAAGCTACTTCCTGTCTCGCAGCGCGGCGCTCTGCTTCCGTAGTGAAAGCATACTCGTAGTACTCGTTATTGCGTGGGTCTGTGTAACCCAACACAAAGTTACCTTCACGAGTTAGCGGGAAGTAGGGCTTGATTCGACCAGCTTTGCGGATAGTGTCCAATGCTTCTTTGAACACACGGCGTGATGCTTCCTCTACACCGTCCGAGTTAGCAGTACCTTCTAGCACAGATAGGATTTCACTGAACTGGCTATCAAGTGTGTTAGCCATTGTGCGGTACGCATCCTGCCCAGATTTACCTAGTGAGTCGTACTTACTGCGCAGCTCACGGTACTTGGCTAGCTTCATAGGCTGGTTTTCGTACGCCTTTTTAGCCTCTGCCATAGTCATGCTAGGGTCGATCTGGTTAACAGTCGCATCGGCAATCATGTCATCCATTGCCTGTAACTGCGCAGGTGTAGCGTTCTTACGCCACGGGCGGATAACTTGGTTGTAGCCAACCTCTAGTTGAGACTGACGCTTACCCATAGCCGCACTCATCTGACGAGTAAGTACTTCAAACTCACGTGAGAGTTTAGACAGCGTGCTCTTAGCGCCGAACTTGCGTTCGATCATGCTAGACAGAGAGCTTAGTGGTAGGACAGAACGCAGGATGCTTCGCATCTTAGGTCCGTGGCGCTCGATGAGTACCACCGCACGATCCATACCCTTAGTCGTCATGTTGTCGATACGACCACGAGTATCTACGATCTTATCTTCTAGGTAGAAGGCACCGTAGTCTTTACCACCTTCCCACGGTTGCATGATGGATTCGATTTCTCGGATAGCCGCATCACGTACACTCTCGCTACGACCTAGGTATCCACTAATGTCTACACCTGTTAGCTTCTGTACGATCTTCACAACGCTATCTAGGAACTGCTGCCACTTAGTCGGTTTACCATCGACCTTCACACCGTAGTTATCTAGCTGGCGCTGGAACTCAGGGTTAGTGTAGGCTTCTGCAACGAACTCTTTGAGGTTCTTGAACGCGTACCAGTCCTCACCCATTTCGGCTTTCAGCGATTGGTATAGAGCGTTTAGCTTCTTAACCGCTGGCATGTTCGGGCTAGTCTCAATGGTATGAACTGTTACAGCGTGAGTAACCTCGTGGAGTAGGGTATGTGGTGTCATACCTTCCAGTGAGTTACGAATCTGGATTGTGTTTTTACCAGACTGGAATACACCAAGCGCAGTACCACTAGTGCCGATCTTGCCGTCAGCAGGGACGACTTCGACCTTAGTGTTCATACGAACTAGCACTCTGCTTAACGCTGAGATAATGCCGCGTAACTGAGGGTTTATAGCGTGCATCTCCATGAGGCGCATAGCACGGGTGAGATCACCCGCAGCCAATGCTTGCTGTACCTCTGGGTGCAGTGGTCGGAACGCATCGGCACCAGTAGAACGCTTGTAGAACTCTAGGTAGTCATCGGTATCTATATCGTCAATGATGTCGGCAATCTGTGAACGTGTGTACTTAGCGCTCTTCCCTACATCGTCTGCAAGTCGTTGCTGTTGTAACTTACGTCTAGCGTCTAGCTGACGTTCAATACGTTCAGAGTTACGGTGCTTACTAGCAGCGGCCTGTTTATCACGTGCCTTCTTAGCATCGCGCACGATCTTGTCATATACCGCTACACCTTCTGGTGACAGCGTAGATACTACCCAACGCTCAGCCGCTTTAGCCGCAGGTGCCTGTCGCCCATCGGTAGGACCGAATACGTTGTCATAAGCAATGTTAACCATCGCATCAATAGAGCGACCTTTAGTGGCGAAGTATCGCTTAGCGTATGCCGCATCTGACTTCTGTGCTGGTGATCCCTGCACGATATTGAAGATAGGGATGTGGTCTACATCGGGTACTGTATTACGTGGGTACTGGTTAACGTATTTAACAGACGGATCAAAGTTAGACTCATACTGACGATCACTAAGCACAAGATCGTAGTACTCATCCTTAACACCACCGCGCTCTATGCGGTCAGCCTCTTCTTGGGTAAGGAACTGCCCAGACTCTTTGTACTGCTTACGCGGCTGCTTGTCTTGCTTCGTCTTCTCTTTCGCTTCCGCTTCGTTTTTAGCTACTGTTTCTTTGCTTGCTGGGCGCGTTTTACGCTTGGGCGTTTCTTGCTTGGGCGTTTCTTGCTTGGCAGCGGGCTTGGTACGTCTACTACCTTTTTTGTTTTGCGCGGGCGCTTTTTGCTTGGCGGGTTTGCTACCTGCTTTGCTTGGTTGCTGTTGCTGATCGCCATCTTTAGGAACCTCTAATGTATCGGTTGTCCCTGCATCTCTGCCTCTAAGTCCACTAGCAGGTCGATCACTAGCTCCCAGTCCTCCTCTACCATCCATGACAGGAGCGGTGGTACTACCAGTGTCGCTTCCGGCTCCTCCGACCACAGGAACTGGCTGGCTAGGAGCAGGGCTTCCTCCAACTCCACTCGGCTGATCTGTTCTAAGCGCTTCGACATTTGGCATCCCCCCAACTTGGTTAGCACCCTTTTCGGGTATCATAGCTTCCATGCCTGCATTATCTGCACCAGTATCGACGGTAGGCTGGGCCTCGCTCCGCTTGTATGACTCTTGAGCGATAGCTGCACGTTCCGCGTCTGTTAGTGCGCCACCTGTGTAACCACGGCGACGAAGTTCCGCAGAAGCTGCTCGCTGCATACGGTTCATGTCTGGTGAGTCTACTTTTGCTATAGCTTCGTCTATAACTGCCTTACGAGCTTGAGCCGAACGTTGCTCTTCCTGTTGAGCAACTTCGTTATCTTTCATTCTAGTAGCTACATCAGTGCGCGCTTGCTCCGCTACCTGTTCGCGCTCTACATCCCTAGCTTTCTTAGCTTCGTCAGCGGCGTACATCTCTTCGACTTGTGCAGCTTCATCTTCTGCAACCATGTCACGCTGGCGTGGGTCTGCTGGGCGTGGTTTGTTAAGTGGTGGCACAGTAGCTAGTGGCGGCAAACCTTCTGGACCAGCCCCCATAGGGAACAAGTCCTGCTGGGTACGCCCACGGTTAAGCATACGGTCACGGGTATCTGTAGCCCGCTCTACGTCAGCTTGGTTCCGTCTGTTTAGGTTAAGGGCAGTGTCTTGGACAGCGGCTCTGTTTGCAGCGTCCTGTTTTTGTAACTGCTCAGCACGAGCCATACCAGCGTTAACACCAGCATCGGGTGGTGTTAGTAGTCCAGCGATACCACGTTGGTCTGGTAGCGCACGTTGCGCTGATGTACGTGCAGGATCAAGAGGGGAGGAAGGTGTAGGCTGTGCTAGCTCGCGCTCTTCTACCATGCGGCGGTTAGCTTCACGCTGGCGTTCCCACTTATCCTCTATATCGGTTAGTGGGGTGTCCTTGTACTTGGTTCTAAGTGCTTCCTCTTGCGCGATCTTGCGCTTCTCTTCCGCAGTGGCAGCTCGCTCAGCTTCCATATCGGCAATGACTTGATCTGTTAAGTCTTGCCCTTCTTCACCCATGTACAGAGGGTCGTCAGGATTAAGCGGCGTGGGGCTATCTGGCGCTGGTAGGTTTAACGTCTCAGGCTCAGCAGGTGCTTCTGGTGTTTTCGGTGCGCGTCTGCCTTTGAGCGCCGCATCGGCTAGACCCTGTAGGATAAGACCGACAGTACCGCCTACACCAGCTTCCTTGATAACGTCCATGTTAACCAGATCAGCTTCTGGGTTGTAAACCTGCTGCTCGATTAGGTTCTGGATAGTGGCAGATATACCCTCAGTGGAGCCTTCTTCTAGGAACGCTTTGCCGTAACGCTTCCAAGCCTTCTCTACTATATCTGATCCAGCACGACCAAGGATTCTGCTGATAGGTAGTAAGTCCAAGCCACCTGTCATCAGGCCCGGTAGGAACGTCTGGTCGATCTCTTCTTCTGTAGCACCAGCTTCACGTGCGCGTGTTGTGGCTTCACCAGCACCAGCGGCTAAGGCGGTAGCACCAGCAGCGCCCCAACCGAGTGGACCCATAGCCGCCATGATACCCATAGGTAAGGTGCCGCCTAGAGCGTCACCAATCGTACCACCTATATACGTATCACCACCTGCACCAGTATCTTGTGCGAACGGGCTGCGTGCAGACTCGGCAACGCTGGATATTGCGTCTAACGTCTCCTGATCTGCATCGAATCCTTCCGCTATACCTTTAGCGGCAAGTTCCCCCATGTTGACAGCGCCACGTGGGATACCCTTAAAGAACTCCTCGAATTCATCAAGGACGTTATAGTCGGCATCGTAGTTCTCGATATAGTCCGTATCTACACTAGCCGACTTACCACGTTTACCTAACTTGAAGTCTACTATCTCTCTGACTTCACGCTGCGATAAGCCTTCTGGCGCTTCTATGGTGTAACGATTACCGTCAGACGCAACTACGCTATACGATGCCATACTATGTCCTTAATTCTGTAGCTGTGGTTCACCAGCCTGTTCTGCTTTTTCTGCTAGCGTCATATCCTGACCCGTCAACATACGTAGCTGCTTAACTTGTTCGTTAAGCATAGCGTACTGCCTGTTGCCAGCCAGTGCAGCTTCTTTTGCACGTCTAATTTCTTCCCATATCGGATCATCAAGTGGGATGCCTTTCGCGCTAGCTTTAAGCTCTGCTTGTACCGCTGGGTGCGTCATACCCAAGACTTGCTGCTCTATGGCATCCATCACTTCAAGTGCCTTAGTGAGCTTAGCTTGGTATTGATACAGCTTGTTCTCTTCCTGCTGCATCATTAGGCGTCGAGCGTTTAGTTGATTGGTATAGTCCTGCGACTCTAACTTAGCTAGATCAATACCTTGCTGTAGGTTAGTTTTCTCGTTACCAGTACTATCCCCGTAGATAGTCTTACCTTGGTCTACAGCCGTGCCGTAGAGCGACTTGGACTTATCCCACTCACGACCAGCCATCTCACGTGCAGCCAGTGCTTCTTGACCGAGACCCGTGGTAGCAAACGACGAACCAGCAGTGGCTCCCGCTGCACGGTTCTCATCACGGAATTTCTGATCTTGGTCATACATAGCTTGGATAGCTTCGAGCCCCTGCAATCGCCGCTGCTGATTACCACGTTTAGCACCCGTACTTGCAGCGTTCATGTTACGGCCCATGTACCCTAGGTTACGCGTACCAGCGGCACCAGATAACGTAGACCATAGACGATCCATACGAGCGGCTTCTGGGTCATTGATCTCAGCCCATAGCGCTTCTTTGTCAGCGATACGCTGCGCACGTGCATCCTTTTCTTCCTGTGTACGGTCACGCTGGCGCATAACACGGTCATACATAGGATCGCTGTACTTATCCAGCATAGCTTCTGGGTCTGGCAGATTGATCTCTGGTATTTCCAAGTCGGGTAGCTCGCCCATAGCATCGGCATAACGCTGGCGTAGCCTACCTACGTCAGTCTCTAATGGACCGCCAAAGTCTTCGATGTTGTACTCTTTACGCTCTACGCCATCTAGACCACCTGCGCCGCCGCTAATAGTAGACCCACCAAGGAGTGTCTTATCCATACCCATATCTGGTGCTGGCGGTGTCTGTCTATCACCTGCAAGTGGTGCCTCTGTAGGTTTAGCCCCTGCCAGCGGTGTCTCTTTAGGCTTAGCCATATCAATCGGTGTAGACTCTGTATCTGAGTCACCTAACCCAAGGAAGCCAGCACCAAACTCGCCAGCACCCTGTAGGACATCACCCACTGCCCCTGCTGTACGCTTAACGGGACTTACTATATCTGGTAGGACGGTTACTAAATCGTCTCGTAAGTTTTCACCTGCTCTACGTGGTAGAGATTTAGCCTCGCGCACAGTTGGTCTATCGTTAACTATCTCACCAACTAGTTCACCACCAGTGATAGCAGCTACATCTTCTGGACTGATCTGACCATCCTTAATCATCTGCTCTAGCTGTTCTTTGCGGCTAGCGAACTGGGTACGACCATTAGACTTGAACGGCAAACCGTTAATTGGATTAGTTAATCCGTAATCTGGAACCAAGTCGGCACCCTTAACGAGTGAACCATCTTGCCCTGCGAATTTAACAATGCCGCCATTAGCCATCTTCTGCATGTTCGGTGCAGGTACACCAGCGATACCTTGCGGTGCCTGTGGGCGAGGCTGCATCGCCTGCTGCTGAGCTTTCATCGCCTGCTGTTGCTTCTGCTGTAGAACACCAGCCTGCTGCTTGACCATCTCGTCCTTAGTGCGTTGCAGCATCTCAGCTTCACGCTGCTGTGCGATAGTCTGCGGGGTCTGCTGTGCCTGCATCTGCATCTGACGCGCCATAGCGTCTTTTTCAGACTTGATCTTCTGTAACGCTAGCAGGTCGATAAGCTGCTGGTTCTTAGCATAGCTCTTCTGTAACTCTTGAGGCTTACTGCGGTACGCGTCTACGCGCTGTTGAACCTGATCGTCAATTCCACCGTTCATCGTAGACTCC